GTCTATCCTACAATCTCGTCAGGTCAAGAGACAAAGGTTACAATCATCTCAACTCCCCACGGCATGAACATGTATTACAAGTATTGGACTGATGCCGTAAATAAGAGAAATTCTTATATTCCGATTGAAGTCCATTGGTCAGATGTGCCTGGTAGAGATGAAAAATGGAAGGCACAGACGATTGCGAATACCTCGGAAGAGCAGTTCAGGACAGAGTTCGAATGCGACTTTATCGGTTCTATCCATACCCTTATTGCCTCCTCAAAGTTAAAAACTCTGACCTTTCAAAATCCTGTTTTTAAGAACGAGTCAGGCTATAAAATCTACGAAATGCCTAAAGAGGGCAGAACCTATGTCATGTGCGTAGATGTTTCGCGTGGTCAGGGACAAGACTACCATGCCTTTACGATTATTGATGTCACAAAACCTCCCTATAGGTTGGTGGCTACATTCCGTAACAACATGCTTACCCCGCTCCTGTTTCCAACCATTATCCACAATGCGGCTAGGCAGTTTAACAATGCCCATGTTCTTATCGAAATCAACGATGTAGGCGCACAGGTTGCCGACATCATGCACCATGAGTTGGAATACGAAAATCTTCTATCGGCTACCATTCGCGGTCGTAAGGGACAATCGCTAGACGGTGGCTTCGGTGGAGGAATTTCACAATTCGGTGTCAGAACTACCGATGCTGTAAAGCGTATTGGTTGCTCAATCCTCAAGTCTCTCATTGAGGAGGACAAACTCTTTGTCGAGGACTTTGATGTCGTTCGAGAATTATTTTCTTTTATCTCTAAAAAGAACTCATACGAAGCAGAAGTTGGACACCACGACGATCTTGTAATGACCCTTGTCCTCTTTGGTTGGCTATCCACTCAATCATACTTCAAGGATCTATCGGATCTCGACCTCAGACGCGACCTCTACAGCGAAAGAATGAAGCAACTTGAAGATGACATGACCCCCTTCGGAATTATTGACAATGGACTTGATAATTACGGAAAAATACGCGATTCTTCAGGAACTGTGTGGGAAGCCGCGTATGGGTCTGGTGACGAACTACTCTTCTAAGAACCCCAAATTTATACATAAGAGAGCATCGAAATCCATTAGGAGAAGATAATGGCAGCATTCAATATACCAGTTCAACTAAGTCCTGGTGTGAATGTCACGGAAATTGATCTTTCTGCAATTGTTCCTTCCGTAGCAACCACAACAGGCGCATTCGCAGGAAACTTCGAATGGGGTCCAGCAAATCAAGTAGTGACCGTTTCTAGCGAAAATGAACTCGTTCAGACATTCGGAAAGCCTTCGGCAACCGACTCTGCGAGAGCAATCGACTTCTATTGCGCCCTAAACTTCCTATCTTATGGTGCTAACCTTAGAATAGTGCGTTATGTGGCAGCATCAAATGCTGCTAGCAAAGAAACCAACGCCAATAAACTAAACACTAACGGTCTTATTGTTAGAAATCGTGAAGATTGGGAGTCAAATACATCTCTCAACACAAGTTCAACACAGACAATTATTGCCAAATATCCAGGTATTCTTGGAAATTCTCTAAAAGTTGTTGTTATGGACAACGATCCTGTTGAGGGTCTTAGTTTAAGTGGTCCTGTTGCTTATGGATCAACTCTTATTGAATTCGGATCTACTTTTAATGGAGAAATTGGTGATTCAATTATATTTGGAGAACAAGGAAACTATCAAAGATTTACGGTTTCTGGAATAAGCGGAAATAATGCTGTTAAAGTTGTTCCTCCTGTAGGTTTTGTTCTTCCTCCTGGTATCGTAGCATCATCAAAAAGTAAATATTCGGAATACTTCTTGTATCCGCCAACTGTAAGCGAAGATGCTCAAGAGGCTGGTGGAGCAAATGACGAACTTAATGTAGTTGTCGTTGACAAAGATGGTGTATTTACAGGTCAAAAAGGTGGAATTCTTGAGACATTCAATAATGTTTCAAAAGCAAATAATGCCAAGACTGCTAATGGAGGCTCAAATTATTTCTACGATGTAATCAATGATACTTCAAGTTATATTTGGGTTTCAAGTGCCTTGTGTGGTGTTACTTCTGCAAATTTACCAAAAACTACTCAATTTGGAACAATAGCGACATCTGGAACTGGTGCAAGACCCGGTGTAATAGTTTCTACACTTAGTGGAGGAACAGCAGGACAAAATAATGATGATTATGCTTATCTAAATGGATATGCTAAATTTGATGATAAAGAAACTGTTGATATCTCACTCATGATCACAGGACGAGCAGATATCCCATTGGCTAGAAACATTGTTTCTATCTGTGAATCTCGTCAAGATTCAGTAGCATTTGTATCTCCAGCACTAACAACAGTTGTCAACAAAACAAATGCTGTTGCCACTGCTGATCTTAAATCATATAGAAATTCTCTGAACATCAATAGTTCATATGCATTCATGGACAGCGGTTGGAAATACATGTATGACAAGTATAATGATCGCTTTATCTGGGTTCCGCTGAATCCAGATGTTGCTGGTCTTTGCGCCAGAACTGATGCTCAGTTCGATGCATGGTATTCTCCAGCAGGATTCAATCGCGGACAGATCAAGGGTGTTGTCAAGTTGGCTTACAATCCAACAAAGGGAAACCGTGATGAAATCTACCCCGTTGGTATAAATCCTGTAGCAAACTTCCCAGGTGAAGGTGTAGTCCTCTTTGGCGACAAGACCATGCAAGTAAAGGCTAGTGCCTTTGATCGTCTTGGTGTTCGTCGCCTCTTTATTGTTCTTGAGAAGGCTATTTCGCTAGCCGCTAAATTCCAACTCTTTGAACTAAATGATGCCCTTACAAGATCCACTTTTGTAAATCTAGTGGTTCCATATCTAAAGGATGTTCAGGCTCGTAGAGGAATCATTGATTTCAAGGTTGTTTGTGACACCACAAACAACACGGGTCAAGTCATCGACAACAATCAGTTCGTCGCTGATATCTTCATCAAGCCTACTCGTTCGATCAACTATATCCAACTAAACTTCATTGCAACAAGAACTGACGCTTCGTTCGACATAATCGGAGCATAAGGAGAAGATAATGGCTAATGTGCCTACACAGTTAAGTCCAGGTGTAAACATCACCGAAATCGACCTCTCGGGCATTGTCCGCGAGGCTGGTAACAATATTGCTGGTTTTGTCGGTCAGTTCCGTTGGGGTCCAGCGAGTGAGAGTTTACTCATTGATAATGAAAGAAGACTAACTGATATTTTCTTAAATCCAACAAATGATCTTCCAGAGAAGGCTCAAGATGACTTCTTCTCTGCTGCAAACTTTTTTCGCTATAGCGATAAGTTGAAGATTGTTCGTGTTGTTAGTGAAAATGCTCGTAACGCCCGTGCTGGACAATCTAATCCTCTGGGGACTCCAAAACTCATTCACAATGATGAAGAATTCTTTGCTCTTGCTGATCCATCAGGATTGGGTGCTAAAAACTATTCTGCTGTTGTTGAGAATGCTAACTGGATTGCTCGTTATCCTGGTGATGTTGGAAACTCAATTGAAGTCAAAGTAATTGGAGCAGGAAAGTATATCGAAGGTTCGGTTGATAATCCTGATGGTGGAGGTTGTGAACCTGAAGAATGCCCAAGTGGATTTATTTGGCAAGATTGTGGTTGTGTAGAAATTCCTCCAGGTGGAGGTGGAGGTGGAAGCACTACGACTGAAGAGTCCTACTACCTTCCACTATTAAAGGATGGACAACCTCTTGAAGGCGTAACTTATGCTGTAGTTACCGTTCCACAGATAACTGAATTTGTATCCGCACCCTTCATGAATGCAACCTACGGAGGATTTACATGGGCAAATAATTTTGTCCACAACGGTCCTACTGGAGCAAGAGGTAATACCTTTGGTGTAAAATATCTCTGCTTCTTCTTAAGAGGAAGTTCTTATTGTAATAATATTGGAACATTCCCAATTCCGGGCGGTAGTTACGGTTATATCGCTGGATCTTCTGCTGCTGGTGGTCTTACTTATAGTGCATACTATCGTGATCGTTGGTTCTATGGAACCTTTGGTGCAGGAGACAACGAAACTTCTGGTTCTCACTGGACAAAGGAAGGTCCACTACTCGCGGCAAGAAATATGCTTGGTGTAACTCTTCAGGCTACATTTGACGGCGAGTCTGCAACATGGTATCGCGATCAGAATTTCGGTAAAGGATTCCATCAAGTATCACAGTCAGGATTCCACGGTTCTAATAAGGGTGTTATTTCCAAGGGAATCATTCATAGAGATGAAACAGGATTAGCAAGTGGAATTGAATATCAATCCTACATGAGAATTAGTCCAATTGTTACTTTGAATGATTCTGCCAATAAAATTGGTCCAGGTTGGTGGCCTTCAACATATTATTTCTCTAATTCTGACACCGATCCCGGTATAGTTAGAGCAAACCCTTGGTGTCTAGAACCTCCTCCAGACGGAGATATAAATAAGGCTTGGTTACAAAAACCATTCACTTGCATATCAAATGGTCATTTCATCAATACATTTGCGATGAATGAGTTTACATTTCCAAATGTCATGATTCTTCCTTTTGATAATGCGTCTTCTGCAATAACAGAGCCATACACAAACGAATTCCCACCAGTTGGACCTGGACAAAAAACATATAGAGAGTCGTTAACAATAAATGGCGTAGTAAATGCTGGTCTTAGTGTTACAAGAACAGCAACAGCGTATAGAAGTGAGAGTATGGGCAGAGTAGTCATTCGTGGAATTACAGGAGGAGCAACTAGTGATGGTAATGATCTTGCTAATACTCCATTAAGACCTGTGATTGATGCTTTTGCTAGTAGCGGAATCACCGCTTCTGGTGCAAAGGGAATGTTGTTGTTGTTTGCAATAGCACAGCCTATAAACGGAATTACTACTGGATATCTTTCACCTTGGCATTGTGGTATAACTAGAGGTTCACCAGTCATGGCAGACTGGTTAGGTCCAGTTCAAGGATTGACTATTGACATCAGCATGTGTGATGGTAATTCTCTAAATGCTGCTACTATCGAAGAATCTACAAATATTCTTCCAGAGTTGATACCAAGTTCTGCATCACGCGCACAATTGATTCATGGATTTGAAGCAGAATTTGATGGTTCATTCTTGAGACAAGAGGCTAATCTTCCTCCAAATGGTGATCCATCAGGAATAAATCAGGCTGTTGGTGTGGTAGACAAGAATTACGCATCATTCCAAACTACTATAACAGTTTTAGCAGCAGTAGCGGGTGGACAGGCAACTCCA